GTTTGTATAAGATTTGTGAGACCTAAAATCCGAAGGATTTTCGGTTTAAGCAAATCGGTTTGTTAGTATGTTTATCGTTTTGTTTCAAATCAAATTTAAGCATAAATTTTATACGGTGTTGGCATTAGTTTATTATTCTTTAAATAAACTTAAAAAAGATATGGTGTTTTCAATTTTAAGTTGAACACTTGGATTATCTATTGATTTATTGTCAAGTTTAAATGTATCAATAATACCTTGTGAAGCATTTTCGAAAGCTTTGGAATTTAATAATTTTTCACTTAATTTAAATACATATTCCTCTTCTTTTATATTTGTTTTATATGGAACTTTATATTTAATAGCATATTTTAATAGAAAATTTAAATTTTTATCATTTTTAATTAAATCATTAATAATTGAATTATCTATAACAGAACCAGCCCAATTTTGATTTTCAGCTTTATTGTGAGCATCTATGATTCCTCTACCATAAAGGCATCTAACAGAATAAGAACCTCCTTTTTTATTCTCACTATTTCCATTTACAAATCGTATTTTTCCTTTTATTATAGAACCTCTGACAGGGAAATTATAAGAGACTTGTTTTCTGTTGAATTCATAAGAGACTTTTATTAGTTCTTTGAGTGCTTCTATACTACATTCATTAGTCCAAAATACAATTGTATCAGAAATATTTATGCAATTTAATGTTGAATTTGAAACATCTGCCAATATTAGCCCAGACATTGGTTTTTCATAGTTACCTAAACTTAATGAAAATTCTATATCTCGAAAAACATGCCCCATTCTTCTAAATTAGTATTTCGTCTTCATTGTTTAAAATGAACTCCTTAAAACCTAAAAGGTCGAAATATGCCAAATAAACTTCTTTCATTTTTAGATTTTTAAAACCAGTGTTAAACTTGTTTAATAAATGGAATCGTGAACAGGTAAAAGCATTGGTGCTCCATCCGTATCTTTGTAAAATGTGTCATAACCATTAATCTGACTTATGTTTACATCAATAATTTGACCTGAATTTATTTTAACATTTATAGAACCGTCTTCATTTAGGGGAACTAAACCATAATTTTTATTCAATTCAAAACTGTCAATTAATGGTTTTTCATTAGCGTATGTTTTTGGTATGAGTTCTAAATCTTTTAAAGTCATAAAAGTTAAATTAATTGCTATGATTGTTAAAACTCCTTTGGTGTAAGTGTCGATTTTCATTTTTACTTATTTATAAAATTTATATTTTGTATTAATTAATGCCAACGGTTTAGGCTAGGAAAAGTTGCGATTGGTAAATCGTACTTAAGGGGGTAAAAACAACATGTACTAATCCTTTATTATATTTTTGCCTGATATTTCCCATAGAATAAGGCTTTTAACAAATATAGACAAAAAACCACATGTCCTAATAGATTGAATTACCTTAAATTTTGCTTAATTTATTTAAAGGATTGTTAAATGCCCTTTTAAAGTTTCTTTAATATTTTATTAAAAACTGTTTAAACTACTATTAAATAAGTGCTTAAAGGTATTTTAATAGTATTGATACCTTTTTAAGATTCAGAGTTAAATGCTTAATTTTAAATAGCAAACAACCATTTTTTATTTAGGGTAAATGAATAAAATGCAGTAGTTGGGTGTAGTGTTGGGTGTAGTTTTTGGGTGTAGTTTTGCTAAATAATGGCTATTTTTAGCTTAGGGTGTTTGTATTTATACATTGTTTTAGCTGTAAAATATAGGTACTTGTATAAGGGGTAAATGTAATTTAACTCATTGAATTTATGCGAATAATTGCCTTTACTAAAGCTAATGCTTTTATTCTTGATTTAAGTATATGTCGTTCTTGGTGATTTTTGTTTTGCGAAACTAATTTAACCCACTCTTCTCCTTTGTCACTATGTTGTATATATTTAACGGTGATATACTCTTCATCATCAGTTTCTACTGATAATAAGTACATTTCACCCCAAAATATATCATTTCCGATATCGTGTATTTGCTTATACATAATAATATCTCCACTTTTAAGCAAGGGGTACATGCTATCTCCAGTAACTTTTATAGCTCCATCGCACTTGGGTAAGTTGGGTATTGATATGTGATCTATTGGGTTTTGTGCCGAAACATCTTTAAATAATGGAACCAAACCAGCAACAGCTTCAATATCATACAATGGTATAAGTTGATTTCCATTGTTAATACGATCTGTTTTTAAAGTATAAACTCCTTGAGCTTCATTTACTTCTGTAATGTCTTTTATCATTTTTCCCTTACCAGTAAGAAGCCATTCAGCATTAATGTCAGGATAATACGCTAATATATTCGCATATTTATCAGTACTTATTTCTCTGCTTTTATCTAAAAAGCCATTAGATAAGCCTAAATCTTTATGAAACTTATATCGTGTAATACCTTTAAAATCAATATATTGTTTGATTCTATCTGTTATTTTCATACTAAACTTAGAATATATTTGTATAATATTAGAATATATTAGTATATTTGTACTGCAAAGAACAAAATACATGAGCGAAAATACAAAATTAAAAACAAGATGTCCTAAAAAAGACACTACAAGTACAAAAAAGGACATTTCATTATCTAAAAATTATATGTTTTCTGAAACTGAAGTTGCAAAACTAGCTAACTGTTCGGTTTCATACGTAAAGAAACTTAGATCAGGCGTAGTAGATACTAAAAGTAATCTTGCTCAAAGAGTCTTAGCTATAGATGAGTTAGCTAATAATAGTAAATCTATCCTAATACAAGAAATAGAACGAATAGTAAAACTATAAGTATGATTTACCTAGGAAGTACATTATGTTTAGAATACAGTGAACTTGTACCTGTTGTTATGAATAGAGATAATTTCTATCATCATAGGGGTAATGGTAATTTAACAGCTCATGGAGTGGGGGGTAACGGAAGAAAAGTATTGATTGAATATGAGTCAATGCCTAGTAAATACAAGGAAGCTACTAAAGAATACTATGGATGCCCTTATATATATGCATCAAAACAACCAATTTTACAAAGTTTAGAGTTTGATACTAAAGCTCAGGACTTCTATCATAAATATACGCTTCCAAATGGTATTAAGTTACCAAGTTCAAACTATAATTTAAATGGTAAGGCTCAAATTAACTATGTACAACGCTATACAGAGTGTGCTACTTGGTTAAATATGCTAATTAGATTGGTAAATGATAAGGCCGCTTTAAAGCGTGAATTGAATATATCAATTGGTAAGTTTTGGGAAACAGCTTGCGATATGATTAAAACTAAGAAAGTAAGCTTACCAGCAACTCCTAAACGTTTAAAGATTAAGATTAAATACTATCAAATGGGCGGTTATGAAGCCCTTATAGAAAAACACAAGTTTGGTAACAGTTATAGTAAAAAGGTTGTTGGGGAAGTTGCTGAAGCTTTATTAAAAGAACTATTATCATTAAGAAATAAACACGCTGATACCACGATAGCTTCAGAATATAATAAATGGGCTATTTCTGAGGGGTTAAAGCCCATAACCCCTGAAGCTGTTGGGTACTGGCGTAAAAAGTGGCATAACGAGCTTATTTTAGAGCGTGAAGGTATGGGTAAAACATATACTAAGCTATCTAAACAAGGTAAACGTAAACGCCCATCTGCACCGCTATTACTAATTAATTCAGATGACAATGTTTTGGATTTATACTTTAGAGCTAATGGCAATGATTGGCACAGGCCAGTATTGTATGTAGTTATTGATGCTTTCAATGATTATATTTTAGGTTACGCAATGGGAGCAAGTGTTACTAAGGAATTAGTAAAAGAAGCTTATAGAAATGCCAATAGGCATGTAATGGAATTAACAGGAGATTCTTACTGCTGGCAACAATTACAAACCGATAGATGGGGTATTAGTGGTAAAAACACTACAGAACTTGAGCATTTTTATAACAGTATGGGAACATTTACGCCAGCTGGATTAAAAAACTCTCAAGCTAAATATGTTGAACGTTCTTTCGGTACAGTTTGGCATACAATGCTTAAAAAATTATTTCCAAATAACTATAGTGGCCATAACCTTACAGCAAAGCAAAAATTAAATCCTGACAACCTCAAACCAACTTATTTTCCTTCAATTGATGATGCTCCAGAGCAAGTAGATCTATTTATACAGGCTATGCGCCAAACAAAGCGTAAAAATTGCGAATTAACTCGCCAACAGGAGTGGGTAAAAGCATTTACTGAAAGCGAAAAATCACAAAGTAAACTGTTGTCTCCTGAAATGAGATTACAAATATTTGGTAAACGACACAGCTACACTAATAAAATTACATCATCAGGTGTAACGCCAATATTATTGGGTGAAAAGCGAATATATGAATTATCTCAAGATACCATTTTTGAGCATATAGACAGAAAAGTACAAGTAATTTATGATGATCATGATTTATCTACGGTTTTAATTACTGATGGTAAAGGTTTACGCTTCTTAGCTAATGAATATAAGTTATTGCCTAGTGCTATTGCAGATTATGAAGAAGGAGATAAAGCTAGAATTAATCATTTACTACAAGAAAAGAAAATAGTACTACCAAAAATACAACACTTAATAGAAAGCCGTAAAGAAGTACTTCAACGTGCTAAAATTGATGCGGAAAGTAGATTGAAAGCTGGAGTATTAGTAAAAGAAATTACTCATAAAGATCAAATGCTTATTACAGCAGCTAATAATGGAGCTTCCATTGAAATTGAGCCTGAAAGTGATGAGGAGATAGATATTTATAAGTCAATATTAAATAGAAATTAATTAAAACAAGTAACAAAATGAATGAAAATCAACAAATTTCAGATGCATTAAAAATGCAAATTACAAATGATTTAAGGCAGTATGTAGCTAATGTAGCTGGAGGTAGTGCCAATAAAGCAAGTAAGCTGTTAAAAAACATTAGTAACGGTTACATTAGTTTAGTATTAAATGAGAAATGGGAAAGCATAAGTGATGATGCTTGGCGTAATTTACAAAAACAAGTTAGTAAAAAAGATGAGTGGGTTATTGTTGAAACTAGAGGTTATAAGTTTTTAAGCCAATTGTTTGTAGATGCTCGTTTACACTCAAATACGTTTGGTATTATAGGTAAAACTGGCTATGGTAAAACCGAGACGGCTAAACTAGTTTTAGAAGAAAATGTTTTTGTAGTAAAGGCAAATGAATATTTTACAAGTCGTGATTTCTTAGAAGAAATATTACGCTTAATGGGTAAAAATGGCGCTGGATATTCTATTGCAGGAATGATGAAGCAAATAATAACTAACCTATTAAAACTTCAAAATCCATTAATAATAATTGATGAAGCAGATAAGTTGAACGATAAGGTGTTGTACTTCTTTATTTCATTGTACAATGCTTTAGAAGGAAAATGTGGCCTAATAATTATTGCAACTCCATATTTAAAGAAAAAAATTGATGATGGCTTAATGCGAAATAAGAAAGGCTATGCTGAAATATACTCTCGTATTGGTAGAAACTTCCTAGAAGTTCCAAAACCTTCTAAAAACGATATAACTGCAATTGTACAGGCAAATGGTATCACTGATCCGCAAACTATAAATAGTATTTACAACAGTTGTGGTGATGATTTACGTAGTGTTAAGCTTTTGGTACACGCTAACTTAAAAGCATCCGCATAATGCCAGTTTTAACACATATAGCCAAAGTAAAAAACGAAAACTTAACAGTAAAAAATAAAGTGCAAAATACACTTGGTTGGAGCAGTATAGAATATGCTGAGTTTCAAGAGAAAATGGGCTTAGACTATTTAATGGAAGAGTTAGAAGGATGTTTAGACTATGTCAATTTAATAGCTAAAGAGAAACTATTTTGGAGCTGGTGGATTAACCATTGGGTGAAGCGTGATATTGCATTTTTAGCTGATGCTTATGGATTAAATGAACGTTGGTGTAGAAAGCTATATATAGCAAGAAACAACCCTAATTCAGCTTATTTTAACTTAAGTATGAGCTTAATGAAACAAAGCTATGCTGTTATGATTGGAGAGCTTATAAAAGAAATCCATAATGATTGAAATTGTTACAACTTCAGTAGTAATAGCGTATGATATAAGCTTGGATGATATAAGAGGTGAAAGTCGTAAAAAGCCGTTACCTGAAGCTCGTAGAATGATAGCTTTTTTATTATTTAAAAGCAGATTTAAACAAACAGAAATTGCAAATAAAATTAATTGCAGTAGATCATTAATTAGTAGAGCAGTTGAAAAACATTTATTTGAGCTTACTCATTATGAAGATGTTGCAAAAAAATACTTAAAAACAAAACGAATTATGAAAATCAATTTAGAGACAAGAATTAAACAATTAGAAAACTGGTTAACTGAAAATCCTGAAGCAGATTGGATTTTAAGACATGATAAAATTAAAGAGTTAGCAGATTTAAATGAAGAATTATCAGAATTATCAATTAATTAAAAATAAAAATATGAACGTAGTAAATTTTAAAGCAAAAGACCAAGTTTGGCAAGATGAATCAGGTACTAATATACCTTACAACCGAATTAACAAAGTAGAACGTTTAATGGAGCGTTCAAGTGCTAAAATACTAAGAGAAGCTTTAGCTATAAATGCGAAGTTAGTTGCTTTTAGAGATACCATTAGTGATTTATCAATGGAGGCTTACGATGCTTTTATGGCATCTAAAAAGTCGTCTAAAAAAACAAAAGGGAATTTCACATGGTTTAATTTTAATAGAACTATAAAAATTGAAGTAAGCATTAGTGAGCCTATTAAGTTTGATGATCTTACAATTGAAGCTGCTAAGAGTAAGTTTTATGCCTTTTTAGAAAAGAATGTTACCAGTAGTAATGATTTTGTAAAACCAATGATACTTGATGCCTTTCAAACACAAAGAAATGCTAAGCTAGATACTAATAGAGTGCTTAGTTTGGTACGTCATGAAGCTAAAATAAACAGTCCGTTATTTAGTGAAGCTGTAAAGCTTATTCAGCAGGCTATCAGAAGACCTAAAAGTAAAACATACTACAGAGTTTGGGTAAAAGATGAAGCTGGCCAATACAAAAATATTGAGTTAAATCTTTCAAGCTTATAATAGAATGAGTGTAGATATAAAAAAACTATCTGACGAGGAATTATCTGTAAATGGTAAGCGAGTATATAAAGATAGTAACGATAAGTGGGTAGGGCAAAACCTAAACAATATTGAGTCTAAGGCAGCCAATGAATATATAGCATCATTAGAACGCTATAATGATAAGAAAAATGAACTGAATGAAAGTACTAGGAGTTAAACAATTTCACCAAAAAACCTTTAAGCTTTTAGCACTAAAAGCAAGTAAGTTTAAAGGTATTTTAGGGAAAGTTCCTAAGTATTTTACAGCTGTAATTTACGGCTTTAGCGGTAATGGCAAAACAGAGTTTAGCATTACACTGGCAAAAGAGCTATCCCAATTTGGGAAAGTATTATGGCTCTCCTACGAACAGCGACACGGATATGATTTGCAAACAGCAACCAAAAGAAATGAAATGCAAGAAAACTCAGGTAAGTTTTTAGTAGCAGATCCTTTAGAGAATATTGAGGAAGGCACAAGCTTAATAGCTGATTTAGATAACTATTTAAGTTCAAGAGGTAGTGCAGATTATGTGTTTATTGATAGCCTTGATTATACAGGTTTTACAATGGCAGATTATAAATATTTGAAAAATAAATACTTTGGTAAAAAAGGCTTCATTTTCATAGCACACTCAACAAAAAATGGCATTCCAAATAAGGCAGTTACAAGAGATATCATTTTTGATGGTGGTATGGGCTTATTTGTAAAAGATTTTATTGCCTTTCCTGATAAAAATAGATTTGGAGGTTTTGAGCCGTATGTCGTATTTGAAGAGCAGGCAAAAGAACGAAACCCTTTGTTTTTTACGAAAAGGGTAGCAGCTAAAAAACCCAATAACAAACCAAAGGTAACTGTTAAAAGCACACCTGAAGAGTAGGGGTTATTTGCAATAAACTAGCTGAAAGTATAGGGGTAGCTGCAATAAAAACAAGTTAAAACACTAATAATAAACAAGTTAACAAAAATGACACCAAAACAAGTAAAATATGTTAGACAAATTTTAACAAAGGAAGGCATTTCTTATATGGAAAATGACCTAGCACAAGAGTTTAGTAATAACAGAACTCGTGATATTTCTAAATTAACACATCTTGAAACACAAAACTTAATTCACTCATTTGTAGATAAATCTCCAAAAGATAAAATGCAGGGTAAAATTATGAGTATGGCTCATGAAATGCGCTGGGAACTTCCAAATGGTAAAATAGATTTAAAACGATTAGATGCTTGGTGTATAAAGCACACACCATTTCATAAGCCATTTGATAGGCTTACAGTAAAGGAACTACCTAAAGTGGTTGGAATATTTGAAAAGGTGTATAAAAGTTATTTAAAAGCTATTTAAATGCCAATGGATGAATTTACAGGGCTGTGGTATCCTGCTACTAAAATTAAAACTTCAAATGCAGCGAAAAAATGCATGTGCAGCCATAAACACAATAGTATTGAAGTAAGTAGCAATAAATGTAATAATTGTGATAAACCTTTAAATGAAAAATAATGAAAACTAAAAAACATCCAATACTAGATTTAATAGTTAATGAAAATGGCACTTTATTAATTTTCAAAGGTAAAGAGCTTTCTATTAAAACATATAAGCCTAGCCGATACAATTACATTATTAAGCAAGTAAATTTCGGCGGCAGAACACAAGGAGTTGCAAAACTTGTATGTGAAACTTGGAATGGTATGCGTGATGACTTTTCTCAATCTCTTCACAGAAAAGATAAAGATCCTTCTAATGATCACTACACCAATTTATATTGGGATATAAGAGGTAAAGTAAGAACGATACGAACAAAACGTAATAAGCTATCTCAAATTAAAAAATCAGAGCTACCAACAATTATTAAAAGAATAGTAGCTGGAGAAACACTTAAAAATATTGCAAATAATTACAATACCAGCGATATGTCTATTTCTCGTATAAAAAAACGATTTGTAACTGATCCTAAAATGAAACTTAAAGAAGCTGTAATGGCTGCAAAAAATAAATACCAGCGTTCACAAGCTTATGCTAATTACTTAGGGTTTAAAACTCAATCTGAAGCCATTTCTAATTATGGGAAATATAAGTTTCAATTACTAATAAATAAAATAGCAATAACATTATGAGACAAATAGCAGCACAGGCCTATTTAAGAGGTTTTATAGTTGGAGTATTATTAAGTGCAATATTAGGCGGAATGGTAATTATAATATTATTAATAAGTATATCAAACACTTTAGATGAAAAAACTAACATACATAGAATACAAGAAATTGAAACGAGCAAATAAGATTATTAAAAATGCAAAAATACTACTAATAATCACCTTTTTTTTAATGTTAATAAAAGCTTTAAATGGATAAGATAACACTCGTATTAAATACCGATGAGCTTAAAGTAGTAAATGGCATTTGGCAATTAGTTACTAAACAAAATTTAAACACCCCTGAGTTAAAGTTAATGTACGATATAACTTCAAAATTAGCTGTAAAGTTTAAACAAAAATATATTGAAAAGGAGTTTGTTGATGGTAATTTTAAAATGAAGTTAACGTATGCAGAATCTTACTTTTTAAACAAAACATTAAACTACTATGCACAAGGGATGGATTTTGAAGAAAACCCTTATAAATGGAATGTAATACTGAAACAAATAAACTTTTTAACTCAAAAATTAGTATGAATACTTACTTAATAATATTTAAAACATCAGGTAAAAAGTTATTGTTTAAATACAATTTAAACGGCTTTTTAATAGCGTTTAAAACTGATTTGGTAATGACTAAAGAGGGAGTTGACTATTTATGTAAACACTTTCCTTTTGAATTGGATCAGTTACAATTTTTTAGAACACATAAAGAATTTAGAGTTGAAGAAGTAAAACAAGATCTCAGCTTTCAAACATTTTGGAATACCTATAAACATAAGGTTGGAAATAAACCAAGAGCTGAGAAGCTTTGGAATGCGCTTAGTGAAACCGATAAAGCAAAAGCAATTAGTTATATAGCTACCTATAACAATCATTTACTAAACAACCAGGGAATTCAAAAATTATATCCTGAAACATATCTAAACCAAAAAAGATTTGATAATGAGTGATATTAGTTCAGCAATTAAAACGATTGAAACTAAAATACACGGTTTAAAAATTGAACTAAAAATATGGAATGATCCTCGTAATTTTTCACAAAGAATAATAGATGAAGTTACTATTGAGATTAAGGAACATAAAACCGCTTTAAAAGTATTAAAAAATGACACACAAACTAAAAATAACACCTGAATACTTTATTCCAGCTGCTGCTGGTAACAAAGCATTTGAAGTACGTATAAATGATCGTAATTATCAATTAAATGACAAGCTTATACTTCAAGAGTGGAATGGAACTGATTATACTAAAAAGGAAATACACTGTTATATCACCTATATATTTTTAGGTGGTAAATATGGTTTAGAGGCAGGTTACTGCGTGTTAGGAACTAGAATTATAAATGTAATTATACCAAAAAAACAACAATGGGAAATAACCAAATAAAACGATGTGCAAAAGGATTGCACCAGTATAAAGTACAAATACTAACTGATTTAGGAGGCATTAAATATAAAGTATTTACTTGTGTTTTTTGTATGAAGCAAATTAAAAAACTAATAAAAAATGAATAATCAACAGTTAGCAGATAAGTGGATTGCTGAAATGCAAGAGGCAGGATTATCTTATAATCAAATGGCTGATGTTATTCAGCTGGCACGACAAAAGTTTAACGTATTAAGAACTACTTGCGAATGTGGGAACCAACATCCATTAGTAGCCGAATTTGGTAAGTGCGGTTCTTGCTATACTAAAATACTTGGAGAAGATCCAACGTATAGTTAACATTGTTTTTAACGCACCGTATATGGCAATGTAAGCCAAACAAAAATCTTTAATTGGAATATAAACTTGACTGGCTTATTTGCTATATACATTGTTAGCAATTGGGCGGTTTTAAAAACTGAAATTATGAATGCAATACAAGTATTAGAAAAAACAACAGACTATGCTAAAAAGTACAGAATTGAAGCACAGCAATCTCTTGAAAGAAATAAACATATGAACCAAATAGAAGGTGGTGAAAAAGTGCAACAAAGAATTATTGATGCTGTGCTGGTTGATTTTATAAACTACATTGGAATGAAATACGGTATTGATTACGGAATTTATACAAAGGACTTGATGTAGCCTTGTTGCTAACTTAATAGTATAAAAGCTGTATGAATAAATATAAAAATAGTTTAATAATTAAAAACAAGTAAAATGGAAAACAATAGTGTAGTATTAAAAATTGAAGATTACAATTACTTAAGGGATTTTGAAAAAAACATTGTAAATGGTAAGGTGTTTGTGTATTCTAGTTGTTTTGGTTGGGGTGGACATTCTGAAACTAAACAATATTATACAAAAAATAAAGTAGTTACCGAGTTAGCAAACAATAATAAAAGTTTAGAAAAAGAAATTGATAAATTAAAAGTAGAAATAATAGAACTTAAAAATAAAAAAGATTTACAACCAAAAACAACTATTGAAGACATAAAGGAAATGAGCCTAATACAATTTTTAAGATGGAGAAGAAGTTAATATAGCTTTTATACATAGTTGGTGTTTTGTTTTAGGACAATTTAATTGTTGACAGAAAATAAGACACTAACTATAAGAAAACAACAGTTAGCATAAACTTTAACGGTAATACGCTAAAATAAACTGCAACTATCCAATTAAAAAATGGTGTAGCGTAGCGAAATCTTTTTTATTGGTGGTTGGCATTAGTATGACGCAGGTGGTAACACCGAGTAATATTAATTCACTAAACTTTCTTAAAATTGTTGTTGCTAATACCATTTAACCTGAATTATAAAACAATTTTTATACAAATAAAAACAACATGTACCAAAATAAAAATTAATTTGTATATTTGTCGTGACCAACCGTTTTTGGAGAAATCTGAAAACAATTAATTACGATAAGAGTTCACCCAAGGTGAGCAGTTCCGAAAGGGCTGTACTTCCGTCCAAAAAACGGTTGGTCACACCTAAAGGTGGACTCGCATACAAAATTTTCAAATATGACCAATAAGAAAATGAGTACACAAATGGCGTTTAAATTTAACGCTACAAGTCAAGAGGTTCGCAGTCTAATAATAGACAGTGAGCCTTTTTTTGTTGCAAAAGATATTTGTGACATACTTGGTTTGTCAAATTCAAGAATTGCAACAGCTAATCTTGATTCTGATGAGAAAGCTGACGTAAGTTTAACTTACAGCAGCTCAAATGGAACTACACAAAATCGTAAAACTAAAGTAGTTAGTGAAAGTGGTTTATATGCCTTAATTCTTAAATCAAGAAAGCCACAAGCTCGTGCTTTTAGAAAATGGGTAACCAGTGAAGTTTTACCAACTATTCGTAAAAAAGGGTATTATGGTATTATAAATAAACCTAGTAATTTTATAGATATACGAGATGTGCCATTTACCAAACAGCAATTTAACGGTTTTAACATACGTGTAATAGAGTATAAAAACCAAAATTGGTATAGCTTGGTAGATATACACCGTTGTATAGGTTCTCAAACCTGTATTACACAAGCTGCTAAAAAACTAAATACTAAAAAACCGTTGGCTAAAAAAATATGGTTGTTTGGTGCAACACAACCAGCTTGGTACACTACAAAGTTAGGTTTTAAGCTTATAATTAGTGGTAGTAGAGTATTTGCAATTAGTAATCAATTAAAATTAAATTAAGCTATGAGTACTATTAAACAAACCGCAAAGCAAGTAGAAGTATTTTTTAACAATACTATTACTAAAGAAGAATTTTCACAGTATATGCGCCAATTTTTACATGTAGTTGTTTTAAACCAATTACAAGCAGAAGAAAACACTAATAATGCCACTATAGAAAGCGGTTACTATTGGTTAACCCAGTTTATAGAACAAATAGACCCAATGCTTCAAAAAGAAATTTAAACCCGTTAAAACAGCATTAATTAGTTTGTTTTAACTATTTTTAACTTAAAATTAAACATTATGAAAAAAACAATTTTAACAATCGTATTAGTACTAATAACAATTATTTCGTGTAGTAAAGATTGTGATTATGTTAGGGATCACGAACTTATTAAAAGTTTAACAGATCAAATAGATGTGTTAGAAACTAAAATTAACAATACAACGCTTCAGACAGTTAAAGAAATTTACAGAAAGCAAATTGAAACTTTAAAAGAAGAGTTAGATGTTGCCGTTGTTGGTGAATGTATTTAAAAGCAACCATAGTAATAAATGGCTCTAATATGGTATATACTAAAAATTAACTATATTTACACTTCTCAAGGTAATTAAATAAACCGAAGCCAACGTAAAAACCCTCTTTATTGAGGGTTTTTTGTTGCATAACTTTTTTTTAGTATTGGTATGGCATTTGTTAATTTTGTTTTTATCTAAATGCAAAGAGGCAAACAAAAATTATACAATCCCATTGTACCCAAGTCGGTTACTGCAACTGGTGAAAAAGGCAAACGAAATAAAAGCATAGAGGCTCGTAGAGATGCAATGGCGCATCGTTATTATTTTCACGCTACCATTAACCGTTATAGATACGATGATTGTTTAGTAAATCTATCTACCGAGTTCTTTTTACAGCCTGATACTATTGTAAACGAATTGCAATTACGTTTAGACCTTATCAATAATTTAGCAACTAATCAAACTACCACTTCAGAGCTTCGTAAAAAATACCCTTTTTATAACTGGGTATCTAAACTGCTGTAGCTTCGTGGTAAGCAGTTTTAAAACTTGTACTGTTTACTTTGTAGGCATCAGGGCGTTGCTCTTCCAAATTATTAATTCGTGCTAAAGGATTGAATTCAGCAGTTCGCCAACCTTGAAATTTTGAATATAACTTATCAACTGTATCTAAATATTCTAAACTTTTTAAACGGTCAGCTTCAGCAGTTATATTGCTTGTATTTCCTGTAAAATCAAAGCATAACTTAATTGTTACAATAGCATTAACCAATTGTAAAGTGTTGTTAATATTTTCAGATTGCGGCACCTGTATAGTAACCAATGCTGCTGGAAACACTACTGGCGGTCTGTCATAATTCATTTGTCCTTTATCCCAATCTACCCAAGGTATTTCAGGAAAATCAACCGCCATTTTTTTTACAATCTCATTAAATATATTTTTCATAATTACTCGGTGTTAAAATTTCGTGTTAAACGATCTATTAAAATGGCATTTAAAAATTTGCTATGCCCCATATATTGCCTTTTTGGCATTCTATAATTTACATTCCTTGTGTGCGATTTTACTTTTACACTTCTACCAGTTCCCATAAAATTACTATTGGTAAATGAGCGTACTTTAAATGCTCCCTTTACTTGCCCACCTGTGTTATGAATTTTCGCATACGGCACTTTAGTACTTCCAGCAGTTACGGTAACTAAAGATGGTTTAACTGTTGAAGGTCTAATAGAGCGCATTAAAATTCCTGCAGCTGTTAATATGCGCCCTTTACCTCTTGTTTTTTTAGCTGCATATTTAGGTTTTAATGGTTTCCAAGGTTTTTTATCCCATTCTTGTGTTTTAAATCTATCCTGAAAAAATTCAACAGCAGTTTCAGCAACAATATTTGGCACAGCTACATCAAACTTATGATCAAACTTTTCAAACCAGTTATTAATATTTTGCTCGTTATTATTCATTTATTCTTTTTTAACTATCTTTGTTTAAGTTATTTGAGTTAGTGAGGTTTGGCAAGCTCTAGCGGAGTAAGAGAGCTAAACTGTCTTTAAAGAGCGTTACTCATTTAATTAACTCCGCATTTAAACCCTGGTCTATTAGGCTAGGGTTTATTTTTTACTAAAAACCAACAATCCTCTTCTAAACTTTGTGATTACTTTTTTACTTTCTCTAAGTGTAAACCAAGTACTTAGTTTAAGTTTACCTTTACTAATATCTCCAATAGTAATAACGGTTTTATCGTTGTAAATCTTAATGTAAACTATGTCTTCTAACTCCTTACCATTTAACCAAACTTCATCAGGTGTATTTAAAGCTTCTTGCATAGCAGCTAGTAATTTAATTCTATCTTTCTTTTTGCCAACAGTATGCCTGTTAAAGTTTTTTTGATCAACAATTAAAGGCCGTTTGTTATAATCTCTTACAACAGGGTTGCTATTAAACAGTTCTAATTTTTTATAAAAATCAGTTGCCAAAGTATTTGTAATAGGCATTTTTGCCGTTGCCGCATTTTTAATGTTGCTGTATTGCAACAAATTAAAATCTGCTGCTCCTAGGCTATTTAATAAAGATGAGGCCATAGTAGGCAGTTTATGTATGTATTGCTGGTTGGCTGTAAATATTTGACCAATTGCTCCACGATTAACACCCCAACCTTGCGCTTTTTCTTTTGCAAATGCTGGACTTGCCAAATATGCATCTACTTTAGCTCTATCTGCTGCCAATTTAGAAGGGTTAAATTCGTGACGCAATCTTGGTACAATATAGCATCTACAGTTCCATCCGTTTGGTGGGAATAGTTTTGCCCAGCGTGGATCATTGGCTGGTAATATTACCCCTTCTAACAATTGATGTGATTGCCTAACGTGGCCATCACCAGCTGTAGTGTATTTCCAATACGGAAAAACATCAACTTGAGCCATTAAACGGTGATAGGTTGCTGCTGACTCTCCTGTTAATATTGCGGTATTATATTCAGTTAATAACCAATCTTTATTAAATATTTCAACTTGCGCTTTTGCCAATCTGTAAAACTCATCATAACTTTTGGATTTCCTAAATAACTCATTTAATAGCTGTGCTTCAGCTAAATTCTTAGCACCAGCAAATTTGAAAATGTTTTGCTCAAATGCTGTAAGCAACACAGGATCATCAATTCCATATTCAAAGCTTGGTGCATAGTTTAAGGCAATAAAATCTTTATCCCAACCCTTTTTAAAGCCTTTTAATAAGGTTTTAACAGTATAATTAAACAAGTCAAAGTCAAAATGAGCTTTCCCTTTCGCTTCATACATTCGCTTTATAAATAAGTCGTTATTAAAACTAGTATCTAAAGTTAGTTTAATTGTGTGGTGATTTCCACAAGTCGCCCCAATCGTCTCCGTTGGGGCGGATTGAAAAAGCTTTATAAATTGTTTCCAGTATTTAGCAACTAATTTTACTTCTTTCTCTTCAATATCATCATTTTTCTTACTAGGCTTAGCTTCTTTTTTAGCAGCTTTTTTTTCGGACTGTTTTTGCCCTGGTACTTCAAGTTCAGTTTCCGTTGTTTTAGAGGCTTCCAGCTTGGCATTCTTTAAAGCTTCGTAATTTTCAGGCTTTGGAACTCCATAGGTTTCATACCAAAAATCATCATCAATAGGAAGGTTTAAATCAGTTACCATAGATTTGTGCAACTCAAAGCTTTCCTTCGTAGTTAGTTTCGTTTCTTCACCTTGAATAATGAAGCTTCCACCTTGCGTATTAAAACCGTGAGCTTCCAATATTTTAATAAAACGACTGTTTAATGTTTTACGAACAAAATTAATATCACTTTCGTGCTTGTTATTATCTTGATCGCTGTGCGTTTGCGATTGTGAATAACCACTTGAGTCGCTACTTTCAACAGTTTCAGTAGTTCCTAGCAAGGCTTTACTTATCTCTTTGTTTAAGAACTTTAAAAAGTCAGGATGAATAGTTGTGTTTGCACCATTACTCTCCAGTATATTAACTGTAGTTCCATCAGGTCTAATAATAACACCACCAGCACCAATATCTAAGGAGGTTTGCAATTTTACTCTTTGTGCTTCATCAAAACCATCCCAAGTAGCATCAATAATTGGTCTTCCAAAAACTTGTACAAACATAGCGTAATCACCAAGTCCACCACGTTTTAAAATAGCATATTGCGCTGCAGAAACTAACAAACCTAAATCTTTAATCTCGCCAACTTCCATTACTGTTTTAGCATAAATACCTTCTCTAATATTTACACCTTCATCCGTTGTATAGTCAAATGCCACAATGCCAGTTTCAGGCCTATAATTTAAGCGAGGTAATAAGTTTGCTGTTACTTCCCATTTTTCATTATGACCTTTAAAAAACTGTGGCTCTAATATAGAATATCCCCAAAACTTAGAATTTACAATTTCTTTTACAATGGTTTCAAATCCAATAGAATCAATTAACTCATTAATTTCATCAACAGCTTCACCATCTTTATTTATAAATTGCCAGTTTGCGGTGGTGGCAGCATCAATACGTTTGCCTGTAACAGCAATTACATGTCCATCTTGAACTACATCAGCATATAAATCATACAACAAACTTCTTCTTGGATGTCTAGCTTCCGCATTTTGCACAGCACTTCTCCAATTAGGAATATCTTGTGTTGTCCTGTTTACTGGTCTAACTTCAATTTTTTGTATTACAATACTGTTTGGCGCACCAGCAGGAGCTTTCACATTTTTACTATCTTTATTTTTTTTCATTAATAAGCTTTTAAAAGGTTTTTAATAAGATGTTTCTCTTTTCGCATCGCTTGAAACGTGAAATAAAGTATCTTTAGTTTCATCGGTATTTAATGGCCAACCATCAGGCACTATTTTACCATTTTGTATTTTGCCAAGATTTGCAATAGCTTGTTTGTAACGGCTTTCTCTAAACTCCATATCCGCATTTGCATTTGCTAAGGTTATAAAATGCCACGTAGCCATATCCTTTAACCACATTAATAAAGTTTTATCTCTACTGCTACCTGTTTCTCCAAAAATAGTTGCAATATCGTATCGGCTTAAATAGCCTTTTGCTTCTCCTTCAGCAGCTGCAATAGCTTCTGCCATTAGTTCAGCATCGCCTCGGCTAATAACAGTAATTTGTTCAGTATATAAATGTGTTTTTAAATCGGCTTCTAATAACATAATTAATAGTATTTATTTGATTGGTTTCTATTTCCTTTGCGAGTTTCAATTTTACCAGCATCGGCACTTGTTTTACTATCGATAATCCACTTAGCACCCTCAACAGCATCAGGAGCATCATCATTGGCTTTACTTTTAGGACTTAATGCTAAAAATTGTCCTTCCGTATTTACCATGTGATCTGTGTCTTTTATTTTTTCATTAAATATAAGTTTGCCCATACGGTTTAATGGCTCTAAGCTACTTTCGATTCTATGAAATTTATCAGGCTTTTTACGTTCATCAGCTTTTGGGTGAATTGATATTCCGTGGCGTTTATTAGCTGCTACTATTTCTAATTTAATAGGATCATCAATCCAAGGCCATTCAATCATATAGTACACAGGCAATTTTTTACCAAACTCTTTCTCAATTTCATAATTCCAGTCGAGCATTTCAGCTGTGGTAACTTGCCCACAATACATATTTAAAACGTGGTACTCATCTTTCCAACGTCCTAATAAGCAAGTAGCTTTGTAATCTCCTTTTTTCTTGTACGATGGATCTGTGTAAGCAACTAAAAATTTGTACTGGTTAATTGGTTTCATTTTACTGTACACCAATTTTTTAAATACTTTACCATTTACAATAGGTGTATTGAAATATTCTTTTTGTTGTGAAGCCCAACTAATTTTACTTAAAGCTCTGTCAATTAACTCTTCCGTGTTTTTTTGAGGCCAAGTACTTTCACCATCTTTATTTCTAATGTTTACAATCTCGTATTTATCAGCCATTTTCATAGCGTTTTTAATACAACAATGTTCTGCTATAATGTTTCCACAAAATATAATTAACATAGGCTTAGAGATGGAACGAGTTGCATAAACAGCTTGCTCAAACCATTCCCATTTCTGATCAACAATATCAGGGTTACGGCAATCAACATCTGTATCAAAATCATCCATTAAAACAACATCAGGCCGTACTTCCTCGTTCCTAGATCCCCTAGGTGATTGCCCAGCACCAATTGCAACAAAAGAGCATCCACCTTTAGTTATAAATGCTTTCTCTTCCCAATCGCCATAAGTAGCTTGTTTGCCATAGTCATTTATAATTCGCTGGTTACTTTCAAAGTTAATTTTATAAGGCTTTAGTAATTTAATAGCACTATCAGCATTGGCAGAAATTAATAGAACTGATCGCTTTTTTTTGGTTAAAGCTAGTTTTATAACTTCCATCATTGTACGAGCTGACTTTGCCAGTTCCCTGCTCCAAGGTCTTACTTCGTACCATTCAGGATTATTCATAACTCTGTTAGTACTTCTAATATGAAAGGTAGCAGGATTTGAAGAGTAATAATTTGGAAAGTAATATTTAAACCACGCTTCGTGGTTGGCTTCTAAGCGTTTAATACGTTTTAATTTTGCTTCTTGAGTTTCTGCCAAATCAACAACAGTAGAACGTTGTAAATCTTTAACGTACTTATCCCAAAATGCAACGGCTTTATTATCACTTGCTATGCTCATTATAATTTACTTTTTACAAAACCATCAACATAAACACTTAGTTCTTGCGCCTTTTTTAAATCTACTTTTCTAACAAAATCAAGTAGTCCTGAACAGGCTTGAATAATCTCAGGTACTGAAGCTTCCTTTTCTAGTGTATCAATGTCTTTTAATAATTTCCTGCGAGCATCCGCTTCTTTAGAATCTGCAAATCGTTTCCCAGCATCTCTACCTCTAATAACTTCATTTAAAGCTTCCAGCTCTTCATATAGATTTGCTAATTGTTCTTGCCTTGTTAGTAAAATATTTTTTTGGAGTTTATCCCATTTACCCTCAGCATTCCATTTATTAATTGTAGTTGCTGAAATGCCTGTACGTATTGCGGCTTCTTTTTGTGTTAAGCCCTCTCTAGTTATTAGAATTTTAGCATAATCTTTTAGCTGTTCTAATTCCTTTTTTGTTCTCTTTTTAGCTGCCATATATAGCAAAATTGCACCTTATACTGCTAGCTTAAAAATTGAATTTTTGTAAGCATACATCTAGCTACATACATAGCCTACACTAAGCGTATTACTTAATAATATCTAATTTTTTTTAGGGGTAAAAGCATCTTTAATTTGTTGTGAAGTTTGATGAAAATCATATTAAAAACCAAGTAAAATGTACTATGAAAGTATCAAGTAAACGCTTTGTAATCTCAACAGAGACTAAAAATAAGAATGGCTTTAGAGTAAGAACTGAAGGGATTGGTTTAGAGGCTTTTAATTCTAATCCATTAATGCTATGGATGCATAAACGTCCTGAAGGTAAAAGTAAAGATGAAATATTGCCAATTGGGAATATAGTTGAAATTGAGCTTTCAGATGGCAAACTAACAGGAAAACTTGCTTTTGATGAAACTGATGCTTTTGCATTAAGCTTGTATGAAAAGGTTGAAAATGGCACACTTAGAATGGTAAGTGCTGGTTTATTGCCTTTAACGTGGAGTGAAGATATGAATGGCGAAATATGGTTAGAAACTTCCACACTATTTGAAGTTAGTTTAGTTGATATAGGCTCAAACGCTGAAGCCCTTGCCGTTACACTGTACCAAAAAGAAAAAGACAAATTTATTACCCTTTCCTATAACGAAATTTATAACACAAATTTAAAACCTGATAATACCATGAAATTAATTCAATTAAATGCACCTGAAGTATTGCCGTTATTAAAATTGGCAGATACAGCAACGCCAGCTGAAGTACAAGCAGCTATTAGCAAACTTGTAACATTAGCTGCAAAGGCAGAAACAGCTGAAGCCAGTGTTGTAACACTAACTGCTGAAAGAGATGACTTTAAAACAAAGTTTGAAGCTGAACAAGCGAAAGAACAAACCGCTAAAGTAATTGCGCTTGTCTCTAAAGCTGTTGAAGATCGTAAGATTGTTGAAGGTGAAAAAGAAAACTACATAAAATTGGGAACTGCTGATTTTAAAAGTACAAAAGCCATTTTAGATGGTATGACTGGAAGCAAAAAAGTTACAGACCAGTTAACTGGTGATGAAAAACTTTCAGCAGATTTCACAAAACTAAGCTGGAGTGAACTAGAAGCAAAAAATATGCTTGTAACCTTAAAGGCGAAAGATATGCCACTGTTTAAGGAGAAGTTTAAAGCGGAATTTAACACCGAGTACAAAGAAAACTAGCAGCTACAAATAGATGCTTTATTAATAAAAAAGGAAACCTAAAAATTATTTAAAAAACCGAAAGATGAAACACATGAAATTCAATTTAAAGAACTACTTATTTAACGTAGTAATGCTTTTATTTGTAGCCGCATTTTTTATGCCAATTACTCCAGCTGTAGCAGTTGGATCAGCAGCTACTGCATTTGTTACAGGAACAGTATTAAGTGCTGTACCTACAATTAACTTATCAATGATGGCCATTCAGGTCGAAATTTGGCAAAATCATATAGAACAAGAATTGTTTAAAGATAATGGCTTTTTACGATTTAGTTGGAATGCAGATAATAACGTAATTAACTCTAAGGCCGTTCATATTCCACAGTCAGGTGGTAGCGGAAACGTAGTTAAAAATAGATCTACTTTACCAGCAACAATTCGCAAAAGAACAGATACAGATGTTATTTATTTGCTAGATGAATTTACAACCGATCCTGTTGTGATTCCAAATGCAGATACACACGAATTAAGTTACGATAAACGTAACTCAGTATTAGGTGAAGACCGTGACAAATTAGTAGAGGCTGTGGCTGATGAAACTATTTACAACTGGTTAAGATCTCCTGTTTGGAATTCTTACGGTGCAACGGTATTACCAGCTGCAAGTATTTTACCAACAACTGGTGCAGCTGTTCCAGCAACAGCACCTGCTGCTACAGGAAACCGTAAAGCAGCCACCTTGAAAGATTTACAGACTGTTAAAACATTCTTGAAAAATCAAAAAAGATGGCACGAAGGTAAAATGTTTGGTATGTTAACGCCAAGTATGGAAGCTGAGTTATTCCCAGCTGACAGCGTTATTACAGCTACTTATATGCAATCTGTTACGGAAGCTGAGCGTAGAGAAGGTGTAATTTATAAAGTGCAAGGCTTTAAGTTAATGACTCGTAGCTCTGTTACAAGAATTCAAACGGATGGCACTATTATTCCTATTGATGCAGTAGGAGCAACTACAGATGATGAAGCTTCATTATTTTGGTATAAAGATGCTGTAGAGTTTGCATTTGGTGGTGTAGAAGCATTTGAAGACTTAAAAAATCCTACTATGTACGGTGATGTTTATTCATTCTTAGCTCGTACAGGATCAAGAGCCAGACGAACAAACTATGAAGGTATTGCTCTTTTGAGACAAGTAGTATCTGTATAGTATGCTTGAACCAATCCTAATAGCCCTAGGAACATCCATAGCTACTGGTTTTGGTAGCTGGGTGTTCTTTATTAGAAAAAGAAAAGCTGAGGCGGTTGGCGTTGAAATTAAAAATGAAGGCTCTGAAAAGAGTAATGACCGCACAGAAATTGAAAATTACAAGTTAATAGCTCAAGAGTGGAGAGAGTCAGCTGAACGTTGGAAAGACCTAGCTGATGAATATCAAAAGGAATTGATTGAATCACGAAGAACACTTCCTAAAATGAGAGAAGAGCTTGATGCAAATAAACGTGAAATTACAAATCTAAAAAGCCAGCTAACAAAAGCTAACAATAGATTAGCTGAATTAGAAAAGCACTAAACAATGGTAACAAGTATTCAATGTATTAATAAGTATGGAACTCCAACTATTCAAATGGAATTTAAGCATTTGATTTTATGGGATGTTCCTGAAAATATTAATCGTGCAATACCAGCCTTACCAAATAAAATTTATTGCAATAAAGATTTAATAGCTCCTTTATTAAAGGCTTTTCAAAATATAATTGATCGTGGTTTAACCAAGGAAGTAAAAACGTGGGATGGTTGTTTTAATATACGTAAAAAAAGAGGTGCAAAATCTTGGAGTACGCATAGCTGGGCAATTTCAATAGATATTAATGCCGCTTGGAATGCCTTTGGCAAACAGCCTCAAATGTCACCTGAATTGGTAAAATGTTTTACAGATGCTGGTTTTGATTGGGGTGGTACTTGGACAAAAAAAGATGGTATGCATTTTCAACTAAAAGCTATTTAATGAAATCTAAACTAAAAATATTATTATTCTTTTTCATTTGTTACTTGTATTTAAGTTGTAGCACTACTAAGCAAAAAAGTAGTGTTGCAACTAAAATAACTTATAAAGAAACAAAAACAGCAATAGTAAAAGAAAATTTGACAGTTAAAACAAAACAGTTTGGAGATACTTTAAAAGGTAGTATGCCTTTGCCTAAGTTAGCTGACAAACCAGTAATATTGAGAGTTGAAAGTAGTGGTATTAGCTTAGATTTAGCACTTACAAAAACAACAGTTGCTTATAAGATAATTCCTAAAATAACTTCTACAACAACGATAAACAGCGTAAAGGAAACCGATACAAAAGCGGTGGCTGATGTTGTAAGGGTTAAAAAGGAAAAAGCAACACAAATTCAACAACCATGGAGACCACCTTGGTGGAGTTATTTATTAATTGTAGCAATTCTAATAGGTATTGTTACTTACTTTTCAAAACCTATTAAAAGCTTTTTATTACCCATTTTAAAACTATTTAAATAATGAATAAAGAAAACACAAGAGAGAAGAAAATTGAACAAATGTTTGCTTTAAATCCTGAAATGGATGAAGTATTTGTGACAAGCAATGATCTTGGTTTTACAGATGAAGTAAAGGCCAACAGCCACGCTCACGGTTTAAAAGACAAGAAAGTGAAAAAGTACACTCGTAAAGATGTACTTAAAAAACCACCAGCTAAAAGTAAAATTTTAGATCAAGGTGTAAAAAAATTAACTGCTGCTTTAGAAGAAGTAACAGATGTTGCTATTTTAGAAGCTTTAAAAGCTGAAGAAGCTTCATTTGGAGATGAAGCTCGTAAAACAGCCATTGCAGCAATTGAAGATCGTATTAAGGCAATAACTGATGCTATTGATGTAGTTGTTGAAGGAGCTGGAAACGATGGAAATACTGAAGACAATTCAGATACTGGAGCAACTACAGATACTGAAGGTAATTCAGGTACTGATAACTAATAATAATTACAAACTATTTAAAATTATAGAACATGGCAAAATATAGTTATGGTATTGCAACCTTTTTATTTGGTGATATTGATCAAACCACTGGTTTACAAATAAACCCAGTTGAATTAAAAGAAGCTATTTATAGAGACTCTTTTAATATGACTGAAGAGGAGGGAACTACCACCGATCATTATTCAGAAATGGATACAACGCCAAAAGTTTCATTTACTGAAGTTGGTAAAGAAACGTTAACACTTCAAATTATGGAGTCTCAAGCAACAATGTTAGAACGTTTCCTTGGAGGAACAGTTGCAACATTGGATGGATCAAGTGCTTGGAGTAAACCTAGTGGAGCATCTAATATTGAGAAATTTTTAGATATTACTACGGTTGATGGAACACGTATTAGAATACCAAGAGCAAAAGTTACTGGTAGAAAAAATATGCAGTTTAGAAGAAATGGAATCTGGTTAATTGATGTAACAATTACACCATTAACACCAATCTTAGGGACATTGGCAGCAATGGTTATTAATGATCCTGTATAGATGAAAGAAGATCCGCAAGTTGAACAATTTGCAGCTGATACCATTTTACAAAGGGGCGTGAAGGTTAAAATCCCCGCCCCTTTGTTATTGAGGTTAGTTGGTAAAAAAACATTTAGTCTAACAGTTTCTAGTCCTTTTGAAGGCACAATGCATCGAGTGGCCAGTTACTATTTAAGTACAGGAATAACTACAGATAAATTGGAAGGCATAACAACTGAAGCAGCTTTAGAGTTAATGGCAAAACACGGTAAAGCAATTAGCAAAGCTGTAGCCGTAGCAATTCTAAATGGGTATGTAAGTGGATGGTTGTTTACTAAAATGTTAGCAAAGTATTTGCGCTGGCATTTAACACCTAGCCAGTTCTATTCATTTACAACATTGTTAATAATTCACGGAGGAATTCAGGATTTTATAAATACTACCAAATCGGTAAGGACGATGACAATAACACAACCGAAAAAGGGTCACAAAGTTCAAGGGGGTTAAAACAATTAGGTTTAAATAGCCCTTGGGGAATATTATATCAAATAATAAAAGAAACAGGCTGGAGCTTACATTATGTTTTGTGGAAAATTAACAGAGCTAACATTTTGTTAATGATTGCAGATCAAAGCAATGTGAAAAGCCTTAAGGAAGGAGAAGAAGAAGCAATACCGCAAAGTGGTAAAGATTTAGCAAAGCGATTTAACAGAAAAAAATAACAGTAACTAATGGAAAAGTTTGAGCCTGTAAATATTAATTTTGTAATTAACAATGAAGAAGTAAAAGCTTCCTCCGATAAGGTAAAAAACGATATAAAGTCTGTTGGTCAAACTGCTGAACAAACAGCTGTAAAGGTTGACAATCAAATAAAAGGATCATTTAAAGGTGGTGCTGAAGGTGTAGCAGCTACTAATGCTGAACTATTAAAACAGCAACAGCTTTTAGCTCGTGCTAAACCACAATGGAATGGTTTAGGAAATTCTATAAATCAAATCACTAGGGAACTACCAGCTTTTTCATTAAGCGCACAAACAGGGTTTTTAGCTATTTCAAATAATATACCAATTTTAGCCGATGAAATAGGTCGGTTAAAAACAAGAAATGCCGCTTTAACAGCTTCAGGACAAAAAGCAGTTCCAGTATGGAGACAAGTAGTAAAAGGTATGTTAAGCTGGGGAACAGCCCTATCAGCAGGGGTTGTTTTATTAACAGTCTATGGTAAAGAAGTTGTACATTGGATAGGTGCAATTTTTAAAGGTAAAAATGCAATTGATGCATTAAAAAAGAGTCAAGAATCTTTAAATAATGCTTTTAATAGTGGAAGTTATCAAAAAGCAATTAAAGATGTTATACAGCTAAAATCATACATTAATTTAGCTAAAGAAGGTATAATTGATAAAGAAGCAGCTTTAAAGAAATACAATGATACTTTAGGTGACGTTTATAAAAAAACAAATGATTTAAGTGAAGCTGAGCGCATTGTTATTGAAAAAACTCCTGCCTATATAGAAGCAATGTTATACAAAGCAGCTGCAATGGCTGCAACAGCAGATGCTGCAAAACAATTAGTTGAAGACCAAAAGAAAATAAATAAATCTGAAGAAGAATTAGCCAAAGCAAAAGATAAAGCCTCTTTGTTTAGTGGTTTATCAGGTTTAGAAGGTATTACAAATACATCTTTTGGTACAACATCTACCAATCCAAAAGCAGCTGCAGATCAGGCTGTTTCAGGAATTAAAAAAACACTTGATAATATAAATAAAGATTCTAAGAAAAAGGTTGATACTTTTGCGAAGATAGTTGATCGTTTTAATACTAAAGCTGCTGAAATTGCAAAAGCCGCTGGTTTAGATATTTTTGGAGGAGCTGGAGGCGATAAAGGAAAAACTGTAAATCAATATCAAAATTTACTAGATAAATTAGCTGATTTAGACAAAGAATATTCTCGTAAATCTTTTACTAAAGATGAAGAAGAGCTGCAAGCATTAAAAGATAAGTTTGATAAAATTAGATTATTAGTACAACGATTTAATGCCGATCCTAAAAATAAAGCACAAATAATTGATTTGTCGAATCTTAATAAGCTAGAGGAAAAAGCAACTGAAAGCTTAACCTACAGGCAAACTACAGAAAAGCTAAAAAATGAACTTACTGAGCAAAAAAAGTTGTTTGATGAATTTGAAACGTATAAAAAACAATTTGGTATTGCAGCAGCTAAAGAAGAGTTTAAAGATAAAATAGGGGAAGCTCAAAGCTATTACGATTATTTAAAACAGCAACAAAAAGAAAATGAAGCTGCTTATAAAGCAGTAGATAATGGCACAGCTACTGGTGGTCAAATAGAGCGAGTACAATTATTAAATAAGCAATTAAAAGCAGCTTCAGCTGAAGAAAAGAAATTGTTTAATGAACAGTTAGTAGCCTTACAAGATTATCAAACCAAGCGAAAACTACTTATTGAGAAATATGAGGCAGATAGAAAAAAATTAGAAGATGCAGGAAAAAAAGATGAAGTTGCAGAATTAGATCGTCAGCACAATGCAGAATTGGATAGTTTAGATGATGCCAATATTAAAAAATTGCAATCTTACAAGGAACTATTTAAAGGAATTGTTGGCTTAACAACTAAAGAGTCAAAAGTTGTTATAGAGCAGGCAAAGGCACTTATAGAAACTTTAGAAATGAGTGCTGAGTTAAAAGCAGCTATTTTAAAGAAAATTGCAGAAGCTGAAAAGTTATTAGATGGTAATAAATTAGATAACATTTACAAATATGCAAGTGCCATAACTGATTTAGGTGCAGCAGTTTCAAATTTAGGTGAGAGTTTAGGAAATAAAGGGTTAGCTGATGGAGGTGCATTATTAGCTGGTTTAGGTAGCAGTTTAGGAGAAGTACTAACTATTTTTGATAAAATGGATGGCAAAAGTTTTAGCGATTTGTCATCAGCTGGTAAAGCGGATGTTATTGCAGCTGGTATTTCAGGAGCAATTACACTGGTAGGTGTATTTGCTGGTGCTGCTCAAAAAAGAAAAGAAGCAGAAGAAGCATATTATCTAAGTGTTATTGGCTTTCAAAATCAGTATAATTTAAGCCTTCAAGAGCAAGTTCGTTTGCGTAGTATTTTAGATGAGAATGTATTTTTAAAAGACTATGAAGGCAGAATAACAGATGCGTTAAGCTCCTTGCATTTAGCGAATGAAGAATACCAAACAGCTTTAGATAACTTAATTAATAATGGCCAAGTAAAAGTTGGACAACGTAATGCAGTAGATTGGGGATCTGTTGGTGCAGCAGCAAGTGGTGGTGCAGCAGTAGGTGCAGCAGTAGGAAGTATTGTTCCTGTAATTGGAACGGCCATAGGAGCTTTAGTAGGAGGTTTGGCTGGAGCAATAGGAGGTTTATTCGGTGGAAAAAAGAAAAAGGATGTTTATACTAATATTTTTACTCAATGGCCTGAACTTATAGAAACTAGCGAAGATGGTTTAAGACGTATAAATGTTCAGTTAGCTGAAAGCTTATTAGCAAACGAACAAGTAAACGCTGAAACTGCTCAGATATTACAAAATATTTTAGATTGGGATAAAGCATTAGAGGAAGCAAGAGCGCAAATTAAAGAAGTTATTTCTGAACTCTCAGGCTCATTAGGAACAGATTTAAAAGCAGTACTTGTTGATGCTTTTGTTAGTGGTGAAAATGCAGCTATTAAAATGGGTGATACTGTTGAAAAGGTGCTAGAAAATATTTTAAGTAGTTTAATATTTAATGCTGTTTTTCAAAAGGCTTTTGATGATTTGGAACAGCAAATGGCTAATAGTTTTGACATTGGTGGTGATGGAAATTGGGTTGATGATTTTGCACGTTTCTTTGATGCTGCAAGCGGTTTAACAGATGAGTTTAATGCAGCAATGGCAGCTGCACAAGCTGAAGCTGCTAATTTTGGTTTTGATGTTTTTTCACCTGACAGTACCGAATCTCAGCAAGGTTTACAAGGTGCTATAAGAAGAGACCTTACTGAAGAAACAGGAAGTGAATTAACTGGCTTATTCAGAAATCAATACGATATTACAAAGCGAATGTTTGAAATTACGGAAGCTTATTATGAAAAAGAGAAGTTACATCACAGCTCTATACTCAATTTAATAGCAATTAACACTAAAATTGAAAAAAATACAGCCAATACAGTTGGTCAGTTAGAACTAGCAGTTGTAGAGCTTAAAAGTATTGCTAAATACACACAAGAACATTATTATTTAGACTATAACGGATAAATGTATAAAATTAATAACATAGCGTTAGATGATTTTGGAATTATACCAGGGCGAGTTTCAGGTGAAGGAATTGCTATAAAAGGTATGTTTGATTTACCTAAACGTATTGGCGATACGTATAAAGATTGGGATGACTCTCAAAGTGTTGAGCCTTATGTTGATGCTGATGAGTTATTTTTTGCAGGGAGGACAATTTTGTTTGCTGGAATAATTTTAGGTACTAAAACAGAAGTTGAAAATAAGCTCACTATTTTTAAAACGGCCATTACTTCATTTACAGATGTTGTTCGTTTTGAAACTCCTTATGGAACAGCGTGTGTTTGGATTAAAAAACTTACCCCAAAATTATACAGTGAAGGAGCAACTTTTATACTAGAATTAAGAGAGCCAGTTGTTGGCGCAACCTGTCCAATTTTATTTGAAAGTACCATTTATTATTCAGCTGAATATTCAGAAAGTACATTTAAAAATGATTGTGCTGCTGGTTATGATGGAAGTTCGGTACAATTAACAGCTGTAGCTGGTAAATTCACTTCAACATATAGTCAAGCAGCTGCAGATCAGTTAGCAATAGATTGGGTAAAAGAAAATAAACAAGTGTACGCAAATACGCAAGGCACTTGTATTTTGCAACCACCTATATATTACAATGTTAAATTAGTAGGTGAACTTAAAAAGGATAATTGTGCCGTTGGATTTGAAGGGTCTATTGTTACATACGAAGTACCAGCTTTTAAATATAGTTCAACTGTTAGTCAGCTTGCTGTAGATACAATGGCACAAGCTGAATTAGATGCAACTTTAACACAAGCGTATGCTAATGATAATGGATATTGTACAGAGTTGCCTGCTTTTTTCTTAGTAAAAGAAGAATTATGGTTTTGGCTTTGGGCTCCAGCTGGAATTTATCAGTGGTTTGAGGTTGGCGAGAAAATAACAATAGGGCAAAATTATCATTTAATGTTGTTTGGTTTACAATTTTCGCATACAACTGTAGCTACTGATACGCCACAAAGTATTATAAATGATTTTGTAACGATAATTAATGCTACTTCATTTGAGGATTGGGATTTAATGAATCAAAGACCATCAACACTCGATGGTTGGAAAACTGTAGCAAGTTTAGAAGGAAACACTTTAAAATTACAAATACCAGGCGCATCTCAAGGAGGAGGAGCTACTACTTGGATAGATAACTCATAATATGTACACAATAGATAACATAGCGTTAGAAAATTACGGATTGTACATAAGTACACACCAAGGCCAAGCACATTTGCCTGAGCCTAAACAACAATTATTTACTGTGTATGGAACTGAAGGGTATCAGATTACAAAGCGTAAAGCAAATGAGTTGGATTTAAGAGGGTTTATTATTGCAGATGATATAACTGATTTTATTGCCAAAACAACCAATTTAAGAACGTTATTTAATGCATCAGGCACAAGAGCTTTAGAATTAGATAATGGTATTATAACTTGTTTTTCAAAAGATGGTTTTAAAGTTGATAGTGTGAGAATAGTAGGGAATGTATATGCTAAATTTCAAATTAAATTAACTATTGTATGATTTTAAATATTTTATATAAAGCAATAGTTGTAGCATCTGTTGAAATAGATGAAAAAACCGTGTTAACTAAAAAGTTAATGAATGAAGATAGGGTTATTTCTGAATTTACAACCAAAGAGATTCTCCCACTTCGTATAGGTTGTTATATAGTAGTTGAAGGATTAAATTATACAATACGTAAGCTTCCTACCATTGTAAAAGTAAATGATAATACATTTAATTATACGGTGCTTTTTGAGAGCGAATTAGATACTATTAAAGATAAGTTATTAATTAGTTCTGATGGCCTAACTGAGTTTTCGTATGTAGGAACAGCTGAAGAGTTATTAACTATGTTAATAGCCAGTATAAATGAAATTAAAATAGGTTGGCAAGTAGGAACTGTAGATGTAACAGACTCTAAAAAAATTGACTTTGCAAATGAGAATTGTTATACAGCTTTATATAAAATAGCTAACGAATTTAAATTTGAGTTTATAGTAGCAAATAAAACAATTCATTTACAAGCCGCTGTTGGAACACTTAAGTCTGTGACATTTGAATACGGAAAAACAAAAGGCCTTTATAGTATTGAACGAAGATTAATTGCTAATAGCGAATTATATACTCGTGTGTATGGATTTGGCTCTGAAAAAAATATACCGTACACCTATAGAGATAATGCAAAAAGATTGATTTTTGAAGAAGAGTTTTTAGAAAAAGAAGTTGGAGCTTATGGTGTAAAAGAAGGATATTATATTAATGAAGATATTTATCCACAGCGCACAGGAACATTAACAGATACTTCTATTCAATTTATTGCTGAAGCTTATAATGTAACTGAAAGCTATATTACAGATGCTACTATTGATTTTAATATCAATGATTATTTAATTGAGGGTTTAACAGCAAAAATAGTATTTAAAAGTGGCGATTTAAGTGGTTATCAATTTGAGATTTGGAAATTTGATTCTGCAAATAAACGTATCTATATTAATCCGTACAGTGAAGCAAACGGATTTAATTTACCTAATGAAAATAGTTTACCTAAAATAGGTGACTCTTATACTTTGATAGACATTGAAATGCCACCAAGCTATGTTATTGCAGCTGAAGCCGAGTTAAAAGCAGCTACACAAGTGTTTTTAGATGAAAATTCAATTCCTAAAACAATGTATGTTGTTAAAATGGATCAGAAGTTTATAAAAACATTAACTGAAGTAATTTCTATTGGTGATTTGGTAGGTATAAAAGACAACCAAATGGGAATTGATAGAGCTATTAGAATTGCTCAATTAAGTTACCCACTGGTAAATCCAAATAAAAAAGAAGCAATTATAGCCGATGAAATACCATACATACAACGCCAATTAACTGCAAAACAAGCAGCAGCAAGTGCAAAGGCTATTGCAGCAGTGTACACTAAAATAGTCCAAGAAATAAACAATAAAACAATAATTAATAATGAAGTAACTAATGAAACTACCATAGTTAATGAGCCAAATACCGTGCTTATAAATGGTAAAAAATTTAGATATGTAAAAGGCTATGATAATACTACCAATTTAGAAGTTTTAGAAACAGGAGATTTTATAATTGATAATTATTGGGATAGATATACGTATGTAAAAAAATGGTTGTTTTTGGGCGGTATAAAAGAAAAATCTGACAACTGGGATAGAATAGAAACAATTGATTTAACGCCAGCAATATGATAAGTATATTTAAAAAAATATTAGTAGAATTATTAACGGAGGTTGTTACCCCTCCTCATGTTGTTTCAGTAGATGCAAACGGATTATTCACAAAGACTCCGTTTGAAGCAAATCCTGTTTATACTATTGACATTGTTGCTAATCAATTAAAGTTGTATAAAAACGCTGTAGAAGTTAACAGTATGGATTTAAGTATTTATTTAGACGACACAAATTTAGCGAGATTAGTCAGTGGAGTATTGGATGAGTCAACAGGAATTGTAACTTTCACAAGAGATGATTCAACTACTTTCACAATTGACATGAGTAGTTTAATTGGAGTTGTAGGTGGTGTAGCAAACAGGCATCTTGATATTGCAGCTTTGATTACAGATCAACCAAACCAAACCAATCGAGAAATACATTATGTTGACGATGCAAGTGGTGACTATAAACTAACTTCAGGTTATGGATACTACGAATATTTAGGCACTACAAATGGAGATATGACTGATTATGTATTAATATCTTCAGGAAGTGGAAGTTCTGAAGAACCTCCTGCTGTTATGAAATTATTTTTAACAGTTAATTCAACAGATGTAAATTGGGGGGTTATTTTATGGGATTCAGTCGGATTTAATTATCAAATAATTGATAATAATGATGGTAGTATTATTGATAGTGGTTTTTATACAGGTCAATTTTTTGGATATGATTTATCTGCTACAAGTGGTGATGTATCTGTATATATAGATGATTTAGGAATTAATAGTACTGTTGATAGATTTTATGATAATCCAAGTTTATTAAAACCAACTTATATAGATTTTTCTCTTATACCAAATATTAATAACTTATTTTTATCAAATGCAGTCTGTACTTGTATATCGTCAAGTTGGGATTTGTTAACATCATTAACATTTTATGGAGGTACGTGGACTGGTTTAGATTTTAGTTCATCAACAAAATTAACTTTCTTAAATCTAAGATTTACAACAACGTTTATTACTCCATTAGACATAAGCAATAATCCTGACATTACATATCTTCGTTTTAGTCAGTATCATCCAATAAATGTTTCAAACCATCGTAAATTACAGACATTATGGTTAAGCGCAGATCATTCCCCTTTAGACCCTAATATAAACACAACTTATTTACCCGATTTAAGAGTACTATATTTATGGGGACAAAATGAGGATTATGATTTAACAGTAAGAGATCTATCATTAATTACGTCTTTATACATTAATGCAACTACTTTAATCGGTCTAAATACGTTAGTCAATATAATTGATTTTCATGCAAGACTATATAGCGTAGTTGATTTATCTGTAATACCAAGCGTTCAAACAATTGAATTAATAAATACTGTTAACGTTACAATTGATTTGAGATTACTTGTAAATTTAACATCCTTCAATATGAATTATTATTCTGCTCTTATGACTAATATTTATATAGATAATGGACTTAATTCACAAATAACAAAGTTTCAAAGAATTTACGGGACTGATACGAATATCGTAGACGTAACAGTAGACAACCCGATAGATGCAAATAATGAAGTTTCACCATATTTACCAACTGTATGGGTAAAAGATTATTTAACAACACAACGATTTAATTGGATATAAGATATGAAAGTAATTTTATTAAAAAATAGACTTCAAATACTAAAAATTATTCCTGAAATATGGAAGGATCTGCCTAATTTTAATTTAATAAAAAAAGACATAAGACCAAATCAAAAATATGGAAAAGTAAATTTAAGTTGTATAGATAATATAAAAAAAACAGTAACAGTTCCTATAATAGATTTGTCAGATGAAGAGTATCAAGCTAAACTTCAAAATGAAGCATTTGAAATAATAGAATCATTAAAAGATATTATTGCAACATTAGAGGTTGGAGCAAAAAAAATCGCAATAAATAAAGATGGATCAAGAGCTTACATTGAAACTCAAGAGCGAATTTATGAGCGAAAATATAAAATGGCTAAAGGAGAATTGTTAGATGTTAATGATTTACTAAAAGATGAAGCGGTAGAATTTGGATACAGTTGGGATGACTATAAATTACTAATAATATCAAAATACGAAGCTGGAAGAGGTGCATTTGATTTATTTATGAGTATGATAGAACGATCCAGGAGCAAGGTGTTATTCTTTTTAGAAACAAATAAAAACTATAAAGCTATTGAAGTATTAGAATTAATGAAAAGCATTAAAACAACTACACCGATTTCAGAAATACTAGAAACTATGAATCTAATATTAAAATATAAATAATGAGTAACAAACTACAACGCCTTACAAAAAGATTAATGAAGCTTGAGCTTATTTTAAGTGCATTATTATTGGGTACTCCAGCAGTATTAATTTTAGTAAGTGGTGAGCTAAGGCCAAGTATTAGTAACTACCAATACTCAACTGCAATGCAACATTTTACATATTTATTAGGAGTTGCCTCTATAATGTTTGTTGTAAATGGCTCAATTTGGAATAAGCACTGGTATAACATTGTTTTAGGTGTTTCTTTAACTGGTGTAATATTTACACCCCATTTAGAGTTTCCAACGCTTCACAATGTATTTGCTGGCTTATTTTTTATAGGTAGTATATTTGTAATGATTTACTTCAGCTCTTCCAAACAACGCATTTATAAAGTTGCAGCAGGCTTATTTATAACAATAGGTTTACTTGGTCATTTTATAGCAAATTGGTACACATTATTTTTTGCAGAATGGATTGGGATATTGCCAATTACAGTTCACTTTATTGGTGAGAGTATAGGAAAGATAGATTAATTAAAACCTTTGGAAGGCAGGTTTTAAAAAAGCCCTCCAGCGTTAAAAAAAGCTTCTGACACCTTTTTAAACAACCGAGCCAACGGCTACTGGAGGACAAAGTCTTCTAGTTGTCGTTGGCTTTTATTGTTTTAGGGTGTCAGAAGTGCAAATATAGAATAGATTAAATTAAAAATAATAAAAACAATGAAAAATTACAGTACTGCGCCTTTACCGTTTGTAGGTCAAAAACGGAATTTCATAAAAGTATTTAAACAAGAATTAGTTAAAAAAGAAGCCCCAAAAATTTATATTGATTTGTTTGGTGGAAGCGGTTTATTAAGTCGTGTTGCTAAAGATGTACATCCAACATCAAAAGTAATTTATAACGATTATGATAATTATAGAGAACGCTTAAACTCAATTACTAAGACAAACGCAATATTAAATGATTTACGCCCTTTGGTGGCTCATATTCAACAGAAAACTAAAATTGATATATCTACTAAAGAAAAGATAATTAAGCGCATAGCTAAAGAGACAGGCTTTGTAGATTACATTACATTATCATCATCTTTACTTTTTAGTATGAAATATGTTTTATCACTTGAGCAGTTAAAAAAAGAAACATTATATAATCGCATACGAAAATCACCTATTCCTTTGGCTGAAGATTACTTAAAAGGATTAGAAGTGGTTAGTTTAGATTATAAGATGTTATTTGAACAATATAAAAATTACGATAGTGTAGTGTATTTAATAGATCCACCATACTTAAGCACCGACTGTTCTACTTATGCTAGTGATAATTATTGGAAGTTAAAAGATTATTTAGATGTGCTTAAAGTGTTGCATAATCAAAATTACTTTTATTTCACTTCAAATAAGAGTAGCATTATTGAGTTATGCAAATGGATTGGTGATAACACAGGAGCTGTTAATCCATTTGATAAAGCTAAAATTAAAACACATTTTACAACAATGAATCAAACTTCTAGTTATACGGATATGATGTTATTTAAGTGGAATCAGACTACAACATAGTGTGTTTAAAAGGCTTTTAAAGCTATTTTAAAACCTTTTTAGTATGTTTATAAAAATAGGACATGTGGTTTTTCAAACAGTTATAAAAATGGGACGTTTGGATTTTGCGATTTTATACTTTTCCGATGTTTATCGTTAGTTAGTAAAGTTAATCGTTTTTCTGTAATCAACATAATTTAGCAATTTTTTTAGCCATTGTTAGGCATAGTTTTTTAATTCCAAATTTGAGATATTATACTCATTTTCAATTAAATCAAGAGATGTTTCTTTAATGTATTTCCATTTTTCTATATGCCTTGACACTAAAAATGCACTTGTAAAATCTGTAAAAAAGTGCAATCTATTTCTTTGTTGGTTAATTTTTTTTAGTTCAAATAATAATTGACTATCAAGATTTAGATATTTCTGATAATTTTCATTTAGAGTATGTGCATAATTTATTGTCGAACAGTTCTCATAAAAAGCTCCGTAAAACTCATTGTTGCGGTCAAATAAATTTACTGATTCAAGTTTGTTTTTAAAAAAATCTGACATTTTTATTGGGATTCCGCTATTTTGTAGTTTACTGATTTTTTTGTTAAATTTTGGATTCACTTTATGTACAATTATTCCTTTTTTTAATAATTGGGCTTTATTAAAAGTTTCAAATGCAACCGATATTTTAATATAATCTATCAACTTTTCTCCATATGATGTTTCCCAATAAATTTTAAGTTTATCTTCTTTTTTGTCTGATTTTAATTGTTTACAATATTCTTTGAAATTTTTAAATATATAAACGTTTTTTATTGTTCTCAATGAGTTATGTAATAGTTCATTAATTAAAAATAAGCTATGAATTGATTTTGCTTGATAAGCTACTATATCTTTACTGTATTTTGGTCGCATTTCGTCAAATTATGCCTAACGTCCGGTATATAATTTCGTTACGGACAAATCCGATAGGATTTTTCCGTTTAGAAACCAAATATAGCAAATAAGTGTGAAATTCCGATAGGAATTTCAGCCGTAATGAATTATATACCTTGTTAACTGGCGTTATTTATCTTGTTTCTGCTTGGTTCTTTTTCAGCTCGTAGCATACAAATTGGTTTAATTTTAAGATTTCAGATTAGGTTTTGTTCAAAAGCGTGCAAATCCGATGACTGAATTTCGCAAAATAGGAGAGGAGTCGCAATTAAAAAACCAATTTTCAAAAATAAATCTTTTTCACAAGCAATTAATTCCGATTAAGGTTAGCGAGGGTCGGCATTCCGGATTAAATTTCAGTTTTTTTCGGGAGCGATTTATTCCGCCCTGTTTGCGTTAGATTTTCTCTGTTTTTTTATGCCAGTTAACGGTTTAGAGCATGAAAAGTACGATTTATCAATCGCAACTTTTCACTTGTTAAATTTAGTTATTTTATTTGTTAGAAACATTCTGTTTTCCTTGATTTAGCAATTTTTTATGCGCGTTGTTAG